GCTATTCCTAACTGCTTACTATATAGCGCACCTTCCAGAGTCCTTATTTTAGAAATCTTATTCAATTTACCTTTCGATATTTTAAATAAAAAGTCAGATATAGGAGGGACTTTAGGCAGTTCTTCGTTCTTCAGATAATACTCTGTAAGAGTGTGCATATCCGTTCCACGAGTCGTAGCAGCCTTTGTAATTTTGTCTGCCTCTTCATTACCAACTCTCTTTCTCCAATCAAGAAAGATTTGTTTATTATAATGACTTGTAATTGATGTAATCGAAACTAATTTAATTAATTCCTCTTCATCAGGTACAGAATAATAACGAACTCCATCTATTGTCTCCCTTTTTAAAGAAGGCAAATTCAAATCAACATGATCAAACATTACATACCCATTTCTAATTTTGCAATCAGATATTCTTTAACTATTCCAGAACGAACAATATCATCAATACCAAATTCAATTACATCAAATGATGGCATGGAACGAATTATCTTCATAAAGTCAACAATACCGTTTTTTTCGTTGGTTTTCTGCAAATCTGTCTGAGATGCATCACCACAGAAGAAAATTTTACTATCTTCTCCTACTCTTGTCATTATACTATCTAATTCGTGAAAATTCAAGTTTTGAAATTCATCAACGATAATAATTGAACGATCAAGTGTTGTTCCTCTCAAAAATGAGGTACTCCAAAACTTAATTGTGTCCTGTGCTTTCAGATTACCATAAAGCATCTCAAAGTCTGCATCAGATGACATCTGAAACATATATTTTACCATATTTTTATATGGCACTTGATATATATCAGATTTGTCTTCATGATCACCTGGCAAGAAACCAATCTCACGAGTTGCGACTAATGAACGAACAATATATATTTTCTCATAAGGTGTGCTTTCATCTAATACATCTTTCAGAGCATTAAATAAGGTCACAAAGGTTTTACCTGTACCTGCAGCACCATAAGCGATAATATTCTTACTTTCATTGTAAGAATTAAATAAGATTTTTTGATTTTCTGTGATTGGTTCAATATTAACCAAATATTCAGAATTTACTGGTTTTTTTCTACGCATTTGCTTTGCTGTCAACCCAACTCCAATGGGTTGATCTCCATTTCTTTTTCTTCCCATTAATCAATCTTCTGCTTTTGAGCACCAGGATATTTTTGAACTCTCTCTAATACTTCATTCCAACCTGGTTTTCTTCTTATCAGTTTATTTTTCCACTCTCCAACTTCCCCAACACCTGGCACAGTAGATGGATCAGAATAATCTCTTGACCAATCAGGATTGTCCTCTATCCATTGATCCCAATCATTCACACTCATCACTACTTCTTTCTGTTCACCAGTTTTTGTATTAACTACAGGATATGTTGCCATAATAATTGATTAATGTATAGTTATTTAGACCCAATCAAGGGCTTCTGATACTGTAGGGAATTGTTCGGTAAAAACTTTACGACACTTCTCTGCAATATCCATGTGTTCTTTTTGTGTTCCGTGTGCGGAACGAAGATCAATATAATGTATCCAAGAACGACATGAACCTGTCATATAGATTCTTGTAGGAGTACATAAGGGTAATACCATTCGAGCACACTCCTTCGCAACACCCTCTTCAATCATTTGATTATACAATGATTGTGCAGAACTGAAAAGGGTAATCATTTGTGCTTCTAATTTTTGTCTCACAAATGGATCTAAATCATCAGTTGAGTTCTGACGATTTTTCAAATCTTGTTTTCTTAAATCTGGTAGTTCAATCTTCCCAAGTTCATTACTCTGTGCATATCTCTGAGAGAACTCTTGAAAGGTAAATGATCTATGTCTTAATATCTGTGCTGCAATAGCCCTTGTAGTTTCAATCTCTAGTGTCATAGATGACTGCTCAAATACAGACCAGTGATTATGTTTGATACAATATCTTAATAATCCTGCATAGTTAGGGTTATCCTGATTACTTGGATTTGAAACTCTGGCGATATGTGCCATAGTTTTTTCAGCATCAGGAGTAATGCTTATAAGTTCTACGTTCATTTAAATCCTTTCGACTCCTTTGCTTCAATTGCTGCAAATTCTTCTTCTGCCATTCTAAGAGTTTGCTTCATCTCTCTTAATTTTTCATCAGTATAAAGATAATCCTGTTTGATTAATCTTTTAAGTAACTTAATTAATGCCTTTTGTCTAGCCATTAGTCTGAACCATCATCATATAACTCATCATAGTCAAGTGGTCTAGAAGAATATTCTTCTTCACTCTTGTATGAATCTACGTCAGAATACACCTCTGCCTTTAATGTGTCAAGTGTAATTTCAAGAGTGCGAATAATGTCTTTTAATTTACTACGATCCATAATTTAAGACTTTTACATATTGTACACAAAAAAAGAGGAAAGGTCAACCCTTTCCTCTTGGATTATGTATTTTCCAATTGGTGTCATGGAAAATGTCTAGATACACCCATTTTGCATAATGAATCCCTCGATAACACATGAAAGCAAAAACTTTCTCTGGATTGTGAATATCTGGGTCATATTCTGGGATTTCGGGTGATTCCCACCCAAATCGTATCATCTGACTTTACCTCCTGTAACAATTATTTATAACTGTACAAGAGTTTGGCTTCAACGTAGATTAATGCTAGAAATGCTACGCTCGCCACGAGAATTTCTGCAGTTACCAACATCACTTGCCTCCTTTAACTTCAATACCTCTGTAAACAAGTTGTTTTTGTTGAGGCTGTTGCTGTTGCTGTTGTTGTACACGAGTTTCAGTATCGTACTGAACCCCTCTGTATGTGACTTTTGCCATTTGGTTTCTCCTAAAGTAATTGGACTTTTAATCCGTTCCTTCAGTCGGCTTTTGCGTCCTTAAAACACATAGGATTAGTATGTGCTACCACAACCCTTGTTATTTCCAATCGCTCAGATTTATCAGGATTGTTTGATGCTATATCTAATAATTCGGCGGCATGCTCACAATCAAGTGGTGCTCCGATTGCTATTAGACTAAGAAGAATTTGGTACATAAGGATGAACGAACCCGTTCCGAGTCGGCTTACTTGCGTCCGATGATATAAGCATCACAATCATCTGACACCTTAGTTCTCAAGTAATCTATGAGATACTCGTGAGCATCAGAGTTAAGATTCTTATCACTAAGTATCTCAATCCTGTTTTGATTCCATTCTGAACAAGTCATTTCCCAGTGGGAAGCATTATGTTCAGAAAGGAGTGATGCCAATAGTGTGATTTCTATCATCAGGATGAACGATGTGTTTATATTAACACATTCATACTATATATGCAAGTAATAGTGTAATCTTTGTTACAGAAAACCCTACAGACGAAAAATTTTGGAGAAAATTTTTTGCCCTATTTTTGAAATCACTTCCGCTTTTTGGTTTTGGTCTTTGGATTATTATAACCCCATAACGCAGGTTTGATTGTACCCTTTCCATAGTCAATCATCTTTAGACCTGTTTTAAACTTATCGTAATACATATCAAACAACTTCACTCTTGCACCTCTTGTAAGGTCATAGCAGACCTTCTCGTTGTATTCATATGTAACAATACAAGCATCTGTGGGTGCATTTGTGGTTGATACTTGTTCTATAGTTCCATTCTCTATTACTATTTCACAACCATACTCACTCTTATGATTTTCTTTTTCCTGACTTGTCCAAATCAATTCTTTCTTTTCCTTTGGATCTGGTTTAGTTTTAGTTGTCATGATCTACCTCCCCATGCAATGTCTGGATAGGCTTCCGATACAATATCTTTTGTAATTTTATATTTCGTTTCAAGATTTTTATCTTTTACAAGAACAATAATCTCTGCTTCAAGTGGATGCAATCCTTCAAGAATATTAATAAACATTGTCTCACGACGAATGTTATTCAAAGAATCATTCCCTCCTTTCAAAAAGTGATAAAAGTTTTTGTATTCTCTACGAATTGTAGTATGTCCTTGCTTATCACTCGTTCCCATTGAGAAAGAACCTGTCTCATGCATTTTACGAACTTCATGAGATATTTTAGTCGTTAAAGTTCCACTGTTTGATGTCTGCTCATCATAACCTGTATATGGCACCTCACCTTCGGGTAAAACAGATATAATAGTTTCATCAAAGTTCCATATGAACAATGCTTTCAAAGATGGGTCTTCATATCTTTTCAATACTTCAACTTTCTTTGCCTTTGATCTTTGCTTTGATACAAGGTGAAGCACCTCAAAAGCAAATGGTTTTAAAGGAAGTTCAAGTGGATCTTTTTTAGTCGTCTTCTTCTTCGTTGTCGTTGTCATAATTGTTTTCAAATCTAAATGCTACAATTTCATCTGGTACTAGATTCCCATTCGGGTCAAACATCTCAGGATGTGGTCTTGGAATCTCTCGATAATTCATCATATAGTCTCTTGCTACCCAACCTATGAGTGCTCCAAGTATGAAAAACATAATTGAAATAGGTAAGGCAAGTGCGGTCAGGACTTGAATATCCATGATACTCCTTTGGTAGTGTTATTTTCTTTTCGACAAAGAAAATTCAAAATAGATACCAATCTCTCGATTGAAAAGATTGAATATCTTATCAAAGACAAATGAAACTGGTTTCACTTGTTTCTTCTTTCCTCCATGGAGGATAAATTCAAAACCACGATTGATTTCGAGGTTTGATTTATTTAGCTCAGACGGAGATGATTTTTTGTTCTCTGAGGAACTTAACTGTTTCAACTGTACCTCCTAGTTTTTTACCATCACATATAACCTGTGGGAATGTGGTGCCATATCCAAATTCATCAGTGAATGCTTTTTCATCAAAGTGTTCACCTAAAGTATACACCACAAAACTACTACTTGTCAACTCTAATACCTTTTTTACCTTCTCACAATATGAACATCCTTTCTTAGAAAACACAGTGAAATTCATGTTTGTTGCTAGCCTTAAATAATGATTTATAAAAATAAAAAAGGGAGGATACCCTCCCTTTGTGTTACCACCAACACACTCCCCCCACCACAGGGGAGTATCTTTAGTCCCAAATCTACAAGGATGCTAAAGACTTTTTAATTATAAAGTATTTTTTGATACTTGTCAAGCTAATTATTAAAACTCTGCAGATGCAGTTATTAAGGCTGTTTGAGAGGCAGTTGGCTCGTGTTTATAAGCTCTATATGGTGTTAAATTATCAAATCCTGCAATAGCACCTGTAACCATTACGTCTTGGTTTATATAACCACCATCAAAAGTCGGTGTAGATGTACTTTGATCAGAAATCGAAACCATGTCCCCAAAATTAAAAGTTCCGCTTGTTTTACCAGGAGTTGGACCTGATCTCATAGGACAATATAAAGGTGCAGAAAAACACATAGTGGAGGAATTTGCTGCAACATTGAAACCTCCTTTTAAAATTTGGAAATAGCGTTGGCAACGTAAAAGTTCCTCTCCATAGCTGCGGTGCTCAAACGTGGTCGCTATGTTTCCAACCTCAAATTGAACTCCTGTGATATAAAGGTTGTTACTAGTGCTTGCCATTAAATTTTGACCATCATCTGTGCCCATTGTTTCTCTTGTTTCCCAAGTACTCACATTTGCAGTTTGGAAATTAGATCCAATTCCTAAAGAAAAAATTATCTTTATTCCTACACTATTACCTTTATTCCAAGACCCAGTTGTATCGCCAGGTATTGTTATTGTTTTTCTCTCCCAAGTATTTGCAGAACTAATTGTGTAATTAAATCCAAAACCTCTATTATTACCAACGTTACCAACAGCACCAGTATGTGTGCCAGTGACATTACTTTTTACATAAAAACTTAATGTGCAAGTTTTTGCTCCTGATCCTCCATATTCTGCTGGTAAAAAATTAGAACCTTCGATATAGTGAACTACCGTATCGTATTCACTAGCACCAATACTTGTATCTGCTGATGTGACCTGAACTTTTAAAGAATTATATAATCCAGTTCCTGAAGGAGCATCTGTCACTTGTGTCATAGAGAATTGACCACCATTTGCTCTGCCACGATACATATCGACCTGATAATTTTGACCTGAGCTAGAAACGGTTAGAGCATCCGTTCCGCGTTGGCTAACAATCATGCCACCATTAATTATCATGTTGCGATTAGATAGTTGTCCTCCACCTACCGAAGTTAATTTTGCAGTGCAAGTTCCTATTGCAACTGAACTGTCGTTTGATAATACTAATGCATCACTCGTTGCACTATTGTGTCTGATTGCGTCTACTTTTAATGTACTCATACTAGTGCCCTCACATAATGTCCTGAGAATTCATTTATAGAATATTGTGTTCCATTTCCAAGGTTTATACTTGAACCTGTTGTATGATATCCAAAAATTTCAACATAATCAGTTGATCCATTTAATGGTACCAATGAAGTCATAAATGTTGATCTATTGGCAGCAAAATTAGCCTGATAATCTAAATTAACCCATCTTGATCCATTTTTTTTAATTTCAACATTATATACGTTATTTACATTCACATAGTATATGTTTGCGGTGATAAAATAGTATCCAGCTATTAGAGGTGTAAACCTGTAATTAGTTGTATGATCATAATATCCATGTGAGTCAAATATCTCATTATCAAACTGAATTTTAGTTCCTGTACCATTTGGTATAGATTGAGTATTATTATTTCTTGCAAAAAATACTGGTTTATATGTGTCTGTTAAGATTGTGCCATCAGCATTACCAGGCACCCTTAAAGTACGATTAGATGCTGGATTACTTGTCGGTGTTGTGATAGAGACACTATTGCCTCCCGAATGTACTAATTTTATGTTACTCATTACAAATCTCCAACTTTAAATATATTAAAATCAACTATGATACCGTTGTTAGAACCAGTGTATCCAACTAGTGTATCGTAATTTGTCCAACTAGGTTTTCCCTGACCATCACCTGGTTTAGATTGTTTGGTATTTACACCAGCCCAACCTTGTATTTGATAAGTCGAACTTGTGCTATCCACTGTATACATTACATTATATGCTTCATTATGACCATCTTCTGATCCTGTCCTTGCTGAAGAACCAACACAATTACTAGAACCATCCTTAGTAACTCCGAACATTGACCATACATCTCCACCACTATTTTGTCTGTAACGAATTACAATACAGTAGATTCCAGTTTGTGAATGAGTCCATCTATTGTTTGATACATCACCAGTTATATTTTTTTGAAGTGTAACATGTGTAAAGGGAACTTGCTGTCCATCGCCAGATGGTGATGATATATCAGCATTTGTGCTTGAAGAAGAATAAACAAATTTAGCACAAGCGTAAGTTGCGTTTGCCGCTATTTTAGCAGAGGTGACAGCACTTGATGCCAAAGTATCTGTATCCACAGTTCCATTTGGCAGACCTCCAACTGAGAGTCCTGTGATGCTTCCATTTCCGTTTATCGTAACTGGCATAAGATTCTTTACTCCCTGATATTTATACGATAGTCAAGAAACTACCTGATGGTACAGTGACTGTGATGCCTGATTTTATTTCGATTGGTCCTGCAGCCATTGCGTTTTTACCTGATGTTATAGTATAATTTACATCGACTGAATTGTCATTCTCAAAGAATACAGTGTTCGTAGACGCACCACCAACAGGAGCACCTGCAGGTAGATTTGTAAGTTGTGAACCATCCCCAAAGTACGTGACAATACCAGATCCAACAGGACCAACTGTCCCTCCTGTTCCAATTCTTATACCACTTCTTGCTGTTAATATTCCTACTGCGTCTACATTTGTTACATCTTCATATGTTAATGTTCCTGCAATACCAACAGTTCCGTTGAACTTTGCATCAGTTACAAAAGTTATTTCTCCTGTCGCACGGTCTACATGAAAAGTTGTACCAGTTGTGGTGATACCAACAGTACCAATACCCGCCTGCGTTCCATCTAAGTGAAGTAGTAAGTCTCCATTAGAATTTGTTATTTTTATTTTTTCGTTGACTGATGCACTAGT